TAACCCTTTTATTTTATAATTAACAACTTTTGCTGCTGTTACACTTTTCAATTTGTAGCTTCTGTACGCTTCTCTGTATCTCTTATATCTTTTAAATATTCTTGTGTAAACTGTTTTACCATCCCATCTACTTGGACTAAATTTAGTATTCAATGGAACTCTAATGTAATCATCAGGTAATTTTAAATAATTTTCATATAATGGTTCAACTCCAAATTTTTCACATTCTTTAAAGAAACGAGTTATTTCACTCTCTTTTAGATAATTGAAATTAACACCTTCAAGTCTGTCACCTATTACTCCCAACACTAATATCAATGGCCGTCTGTCATAAATGTTAGATTCACTATATTCAAAAGTTAATAACATACCAGGTAAGATTTTAGCTTCTGGTACTTTTTGAATTAGAAGTCGTTTTGAGTAATGTGCTACTTTACCTAACTTAGGCATTATCAGATTCTTCTTTCATTCTGTTATTTAATTCTACCATACCTTCAAAGAACTCATCATAAATATTAGCGTTATCAATGTCATACATTCGTTCATAGTATTGTTCTGTATCACCAGGAACAGGATAATTCGTTCTTTCTTCTTCTGGAATATCAACCATTTCAGCAAACGACCATTTCATAACAGTTCTTGTACCATCACCAACAACTTCTTCTATATTAGTTGGATATAACATACCAATTGGTAATGTCATCATTGTTGGAATCCAAATTCTACCATTAAATTCCGTTGACCAGTTTTGCATGTCTTCTGTAAGTTTTTGATATTCTTCATTTGTTTTTTTATCACCAATAAATTTAGATGTACTTGTGTAACCACAATTTAAACATTGCATCATCTGTGATTCTTCTTGTCCTAAAATATGAAGTGAATGTTCTTCACACAATGGACAATTACTAACCATCTGCATGAGTTGTCTCCGTTACTTTTTTTAATTTTGGTAATTTTATTTTTGGTAGTTCTGAACTTCCGGCTTTCTTTAACTTTGGAAGTTTCAATTGGACTTGTGATGGCATGTTACCTGTATATTTTTTCGTTATCTCATCAAGTTTTTCAACCATCTTGTTTAATGTAAACTTCTCTCTGTTTTCGTACATCAAACTTTTAGCTCTATTTTTAACTTCATATCGGTTGTCAATGATGTATTTTAATGCTCCTCTTGCTGAATTTTCATCTACAACAAACCATTTACTTTCTGGTATAATTATATTTTCCCATACCATTGAACTGGGAACTTGTTGTAATTCACCACCAATCAACATTGACTTATCTTGATTGAGAAAATCAAGTTGACCACTCCAAGCAGTTGTCATAACTGGAAGTCCTGTCATTGTTGCTTCTAATAATGGTCTTCCAAATCCTTCACCATGAGTTAATGAAACCATTGATTTAATTTTTGGGTGATTATAGAGTGAGTTCATTTCTTCGTCTGTAAAATCACCATGTAGTAAATATACATTTGGTAATTTTACATCTTTAGGGAACATCTGTTTTACTGAATTTATCTTTTGTAGTGTATCCTCTTTGTCTAAAATACTAAATGTAGCACCGTGTGTTTTTAATATGAGCGCCGGTTGTTTCTTTTGGTTAGCAAATGCTTCATAAAATACTTTTATCAACTTTGCTATATCTTTTCTATCTTCACCATAACTACCCTTAGTCCATTGTCCAACAAATAAAAATGCAAACTTTTCAGGTACTATATTTTCTATCAAGTCATATATGTCTATGTCTAATTCATCCTTCTCCAATGATTTATATATTTCTTCATCTGCTCCTTCAAACAAAACTTCCATTGGTTTTTCAAGTCTTAACTCACCGACTTTCTGTTGTGAACCATCTGGAGCTTGTTGAACGGCATCATATACTGAATTGACGAATCCTACCTTTGAGTGTTCTGATGGAACTATGACTAAATCCATTTTGTTACAACATTCAATCCACTTTCCAGACACAGCATTTGTTTCTACACCAGCTGTTATACCGATATTAAATTTACCATGTGTTTCAAATTCATTTGGAATACGAATATCTACATAAATGTCGGGTTGTCTGTCTAATTGTGGTTGTGGTAAAATACAATCTAAAATTTGTTTGTCATTTGTATTATCTTTGTTTAAAGCGTTTCTTGGACAATCACCCCAACGAACATCAAATATTTTCACATCATACTTATCGTGTTGTAAAAATGACCATACTAAATCTCTCGCGTGAGCTCCATAACCACTTCTTGATGTTACTGGTGCACATATCAACATTAATTTTTTCATACTAAACAGTCTCCAATGTGTATCGTTCTTTTGGTTTCCACTTTTCAAATGTAGTTTCTATTGTATCAATGAATGTTTCTGATAGATGTTTTCCGGTCATACGAGCTGTATCACCTAACACCCATTGACGGCCTGTTTCACCACATCGTTCTCTTTCTTCAGGTCCCTTGTCATACCAGTATTTCAAAGCTTCTCCTGCATCTTCGTATTGACATCTGTCATCAAAGATATATGGTGTGAGTGGTGAACCACACAATGATATGTTAGACGGAAATACTGGTTTAACCCACTCACCATGTTCTTTATGAGTTCCTCTGTGATTAGAACCTAACTCAACATAGTCATCTGCTGTTAGATACTTACCATCTTTTTTAAATCCACATTGGTCTTGCATTCCACCAGTTACATTTACTATGATTGGTGTTCCTGCTGTGAGAGCTTCAAGTGAACCCAAACCAAATCCTTCGTTTGACGCTAGATTGATATAGACATCAACTGAATTATAAAGGAAATTCATCTGTTCATCATTCATAGTACCACCATTATCGTAAGTAAATATAACAGGATAATCTGGTAAAAGTGTTTGACAAACTGCTCTCATGTCAGTTCCATTTTCATCAGAAGGTGATGAGTGCCAAACAAATACACATTCTTTTCTTTGTTCTTCTGTAAGTCCATCCATAAAGTGTTTGTATGCCATAGCTACATCACCTGGATTCTTTCGTCTGATATTTCTATTCAAGTATAGAATCCTATATTTATATTTATCAAGACCATATTTTTGTTGAAATTGTTTTAAATTATAATCATCCTTATCAACTTTAAATATTCGTTTGTCTGTGATACCGTGAGGTGCATATACAGTTTGCCAATCTTCATATCCAAACTTTGATAGTATTCGTTTGTTTATACCATATGTTTGTTTTGATATTGATAACAATGTATCTGAACTACGATAGAAATTTGTATTATACAATGGGTCTGGTAAATCATCCCAAATGTTATAATATAGAATTGGAATATTTTGTCTAATTTCGTGTTCCATTTGATATAACCAAATCCAAAATCGTGGGTCTGTGAAATGTATAATGGCATCTGGTTTTTCTAATTCTATAATCTGTCTTAGTAAATCTGGATTTCCATAACCAGATATTGGGTATAGTTTGAGATATCCATTTTCTATTCCAAGTTCAGTCCTCAAGGATTCTGACATATCTACAATCTTACCATTTTCTGGATGATTTACTGCTCCACCAATTTGAACCCAATCGTACTTATGAATCGTTCCCAAAACAAACTCTTTAGATTGAGTTGCTATACCAGAATGCATTCTTAAATCATCTGATAATAGTAATATCTTTTTATTTTTGGGTTTGTTTGGGTCAATCTTTCGTAACTTCGGGAGTTTTATTTCACTCATATAACCGTTTTCCTTATTCTAAAAGTTGCTTCCACTCTCAATCAAGTGTTGATTTGTTTCTATCTGTTCTCTAAAATCTTCATCGTTAAGATACATATCCATTGACCTATTTGTCAGTTTTTGTAATGTCATTTTGGTGTTTACGGTTGCTAATTTAAATCTATTATACAACCCTTCTAAAATCTTAACCGAAGTAAGTTTGGTGTCTTTCATAACTATTTCTCCTATCAATCTCGTGTTGTGCTTAAAATTTCAAACTCATATTCATCACTATGAATTTTTCTATAATTTTTATTATATAATAATTGACTAACAATATATCTGCTCATACCTGTCGCAGCTGCTGCGTCTTTTATACTATTATAAACAATGTTATTTCTCAAATCTTTAAATTTTACCACACGCAATTGTTTATGTTCAACAATTTCACCAATCTTCCAATCTTCTGACTGAGGTGTTACCTCATTATTCTTCAATGGGTGACCATCTTTTAAATATTTATGTATCCACCTATATTCAGTATCATAAAATATATCAATGATTATCATCTTTCTTGATGAACAATGACCATCTATACAATGTGCAGATAATCTTTGTTTAGGACTTGTAGATTTACCTATATATGTTACAGTTTCTCCATCGTCATCAAGTAATCCATACACATATACTTTTACATCTTTATAATTCATATTCATAATATATCTCCTAATTCATATATACATATAATAAGTATATACAAAGTGAAGAAATCAATCAATTATTATTGTTTTTTTACCAAAATCTTCTGCATATTTTATTGTGGATAATGTTCCCCTTGATGTGTGACCATCTGGAATAAACGCTACTACATAATCACTATGTTTTGCTATTAACTTGTTTCTTGCAAAGTAATTTTTAACATGATAATTCTTTCCGTAACAACTTTCTGGTAATTTACAATACAAATTATGAACTTCGTGAAATGGTGGATACTCCTCATATTGTAATCCAAGTTCAAGAGCATATTTCTTAGCATATTTATCAGCTCCATCTTTACAGCCACCACTTACGATAATTGTATCTGTTCCGTGTTCTTGTTTGAGTTTGAATATGAAGTCTTTTATCTTTTTCTTGTTCTCGTATAATCGACTTCCCACTAATCCTATTCTCACTTTGATCCTTTATTCATATGTTTTACCAATTTGATATAAGATGCTATCCCATCTAAAATATCACCTTCTGATTTGTATCTCCATCTACTTTTTTCACCATCACTTTGTATGAGATACCATACTATATCATTCCTTTTGGTAATCTTTGTATGTACTTCAAATAATAGATGTTCATTTCTTTTAACAAACTCTTCACATTGCTTATCTGTTAAGCTTTCGTTCCAGAATATTACTCTAAATTGCTTACCCACTAATTTACGACAATATCTTATATTTTCCAAGACTTTTTTTTCAAAACCTTCATTTATTATTATTGTATCCAATTTCATTCTTAACGAGAAATATTTCATTTTCATCTAACTCCTTCATTACAATATTCACTTCCGTTAAACTCACACCATCTACAAGACTTTTTACTTGGTGTTGCTTGTAAATCTACATCTGTATGACTACCATCTTCATTGAAACCTTCGTTGATGAACTTTGAAAGTTTCTTTGCTACCTTGTTCATTGATACAGTTCCACTTGCTGGTGAAAACTTTTGAACTCGTCTTTGTGGCCAATCTACATTCTCATATAATTTTCTCTTTACTATGAAGTATTCAACTTCAATCTTCTCTATTGGGTGATTGTATTGTTTTGAATAGAATTGTTTGTATAATAATAATTGTTGTGTTTTATTCTCATCAGCTTTCATCCACTTGTTCCAACCCTTTGTAGATGTTTTAATGTCGTATATTTTGATTACATTTCCAATTGTGTCTTTCATCACAATATCAAGATAACCAACCCAAGTTAAATTTTTCTGTAAGTCCATCTCTACTGGAACTTCACAACCAATTAGTTCATATCCCTTTTTACTGAAATACTCACCTCTATTTTTTTTGAAGAAATCTAATATGTTACAACCATCTTGAAAGAACTCTTTTAATTGTTCTTTTGTACAAGGGTCTTTTCCATATGCTTCTTTATCTCTATTAAATACCTCAACCATCTTCTCTTGTAGTATTCGTTCTAAATTGAGTTGATTTGCTCGTTTAACTGTAAACTCATACATAACATTGAGATACTTTTGTATCACCTCGTGCATTGCTGTTCCGAACAACAAATAAATACTCGGTTCTGATATTCTTTTATCGTCTATGTAATTCAGTTTCCATCGTTTTGGACACTCTGAAAACATTGAAAGTTGTGAATATGAAATTCTACCCAATTATTTACCCCACTTACCAGCTTCAACTATCTGTGCAATTATACCATATACTGATAAGTCTTTGAATGCGTCCATTGTCGGTTCGTTCTGTGCTTCTCTATTATTCTTCACCACAAGATTGATTAATCTCTGTACCTTATCGTTAATCCTAACTATAAGACCTATCTTACTCAATCGTTTTTCTTCATCTGTTTTTAATTCAGTTCCCATAGCTATATTACTTGGTCCATAATCCATTTGCTTCTTACAAAACAAAGCCCATTGTTCAAACTGTAATCGTTGGAACTCTTTGGCTGTTTCTGGATATGTAGTTTCTATATATGTAATTGCATCTCCATCATCATTGGTCAGAAATGAATTTAGTTCTGTCTTTTCATCATTGAATATTTTATTATACTCTTTATAATCTGGTGAATCTTTTATTGTTTTACTCATTTGCATACCTTCTTCATTTGTTTTTTATCTATCCCATACATCTCCAAGATGTCTTTTAATTCTTGTTTATTTATTAGTTCAAGATATTCTATTACTTGTAACTTACTACATTCAAAATGATTACACAAGAGTTTTGTTAACCATTCGTCATATTTTTTTGATTTCTTACCTTTGATGTATTTGTTATATCGTTTACCTTTTGGTAAAACATCACAATACCACTTATATACTTCTTTTGGTTTTAATTGGCCAATAGAATATTTCTGAAAGTAGTTCACTATCTCTATGAAATCTATATCCATTGACAACCATCTGTTTAGTATAAATGGACTGAACTTCTTTCTGTCTGTTTCTGAATGTTCTTCCCACGATTTCTTGTGAACCAACAACTGGTTCATCCAATCTATAATTGTCATTTTGGTTTATCCTTTTTAAAATCCCACGAACCATCTTTTGAATGTGGTTTAGCGTTAACTTTAAACACTCTTTCCATTTCTACTATATGGACACCACAACTAGCATTAACACATCTTTCACATACTGGTTCTGGTTCATCTATTTTCTGTAATACTTCTTGTTCTTGATTACAAGATAGACATCTGAAAGTGTAGAACGGCATTTATATATCTAATTCACTCTGTCTAAATTCACTATTAACATGACCACATTTTTGACAAGCGAACACTGCCATTGGAACAATAGTTTCTTGATTTGTAGGTGAAACTAATGCTGATAGTTTTCTTAATAATAAAGTTTGTTCAAATGTATCATTTAGACACACTTCACATTTTATTTCACTTGTTTTTGAAAAATCTATTTCCTGTTGTGGTTCTTGTGGTCCACCAAAATTACCTTTAATTGTTGTCATCTTCTATCTCCATTGTTATATCTGTTATTGTTACATCTTTACTTTTCCAACCAGTTTTGTGTAAAATATTTTCATCCTCATATGGTGGATTATATAATAATACTCTAATTGGTGGAATACTTAAATCTCTATGTTCTACTAAAAATTTCTTCATTTAATTATCCTCATTATTTTAATTAATGTGGACATAAAACATATTTCCTTATCCACAACATTTACATCGTTAAATTCACCTTCAGCGATTGCTAATATACATTCAGCCACTTTACCATTTGAATAGGTATCTACCTCATCATATAATAAACGATATAGTTCGGCATAATCACTAACTGAATTATCTGCTATCAGCTTTCGTAAGTCGTTAAACTTTGAACCATCACTCAACATTTCTAATAATTGAACTTTGTAATTATTTTGAATTACTGAACTAACATCAATCTTTAACTCACCATCTACAACTTGTCGTTGTGCCGAATTGATTACCCTACGAATATCTGGATAACCGGCGTTTACGATTAAAGCTAAATCATCAAGCTTGAATGTAACATTTTCAGCTTCAAAAATACTCTTTAATTGAATAGCCACTTCTTTTCTTGAAGGTGGAACAATCTTATATGGTTGACATCTTGATTGAATTGGGTCTATGATTCTCTCCACATAATTACAAGTCAATATGAACCGACAATGTTTTGAGAATGTTTCCATCAAGTTACGAAGTGCTGCTTGTGCGTTCGGTGTAAGGAAATCAGCTTCATCAAGTATGACTATTTTTAATTCTCTAAATCCTATTGTAGAAGCAAAGTTCTTTATCTTTGTTCTGACATTATCTACATTGTTCTCATCTGACGCGTTGATGTAAAGATAATCACAATCAATATTACTTGTAATAATTTTAGCTAATGTTGTTTTACCAGTTCCAGCAACTCCATACAACAATAAGTGGGGAACATCTTCTGATTCAAGATAAATACTTACCTTACTTTTTAGATGTTCGTTACCTATGTATGTATTTAAGTCTGATGGTCTGTATTTCTCTACCCAAAGAGAATGACTTAATTCCGCCATCCATCACCTCTCTTGAAATGAAATAATCTATGTAATAATATTTCAGTAAATAGTCCCCACAATGAATTAGCAAAATATACTCCATTACCATCAGATAACATCAATGTATATTTCCATTCTCGTTTCTCTTTTTTCATATTAATCTACATCCTGTACTGCTACTACATAATAAGTTGAATCATAATCATCAACTTTGAAATTCACACGAGCTAAACCTTCGTTTGAAACTTCAAGAACTGCTGATGTACATTCTCTGTTTGCAACTAACACTTCTTTAAATAGATTGGCGTTGAATGAAACTGGGTCTGTCAAATCATTTGTCGTAGTTTCTACTGGAATGTTTACCCTATTTGTATTGATTGATGAATAACCAATTATTACCTCAACTCTACCTGTTCTGTCATTGTTGAGAACTGTGAATGTATCAACTTCACTTAACGCACCTTTACCTTTGATGAAAGTGTCAATAAACTTAGTATCAAGTTTAATCTGTGTTCCAAAATTAGGTAATCTTTTAAGTGCTGGTGGGTCTGCGATAACTGATAAATCACTTAACACATAATCAATTGATACTGAACCATTCTTTACTTTTAATGATACAGCTTTATCACCGAACCTTGATAAAGTCAATGATACATCATCACCCAATACACCAATCAAACTCTTTAGTTGGTCTGTTTGATATACACCAAGTTCAGCATCTTCAAATGTGAACTTATCTACTCTTACTTCACCCAATAATGATTTGTCTGGTGTCACAAATGATGTTGAAAGTGAATCTCCATCTGATTTCCACTTAACACTATTTACATTACCACCCAAGTTGTATTTTTGGATGAACTTGTCTAACTTACTTTTTTGCATTCCTACTTCTCCTGTATTTAATATTGTTATAATATACTACTAAATTGTAATACAAAACAACCTTTTTTTAAAAAAATCTCTCTAATGTATATTGTTTATCTACTGGTTCTTCCCAAGATAATGCTTCATACCAAGTTTTCATTTTCTTGTTTAATGCTCGTTCAAACAGTTTATCATAATCAACATATTGTTCTATAAAATCCATTATCTCTTTTGGGTCTTCATAATCCTTAAACGCTATAGATTTTATACCATACGGATTTGATTTAAGATACACCCATTTGATTTTATCTGAATTTCTAATCGGTTCTACTTTATCTAAACTAAAATGTTTTAATAAATCGTTGTAGATTATTACTGACTTAACATGAACCGGTGCACCTTTTTTTATATTTGTGAACATACCTATACTATTAAATTTGTTACGACTTTTATCAGTAAACTTTTGAATACCCTTTACACCAGTTGGTAATGCAATTTCAGTTAATTTCATGTCCTTCATTGATGATTTGAGATTTAATATCTTTGTGTCAATTTCACCTTTATCTACATCAGAAAGAATATCTTGTAATACCTCTGTCATCAAACTCTTAAACGCTACTGGAAAGTTACTCCTAACAATATCTAATCCCTTGACATCTAACTTATCACATTTAACACCACCATCGTTTATAATCCATTGACCATATCTTTTCTTTGTCACCCAAAAAGCTGACTTTGAAATCACTTCCTGTTTAATATCAAATCTGTGTTCATCACAATTTAGAAATCGTTTTGCAAATACATCATAACTTTCATTTAAAAACTCTTGAACCTCTGATGCTATTGATAATATCTCTTTCGTCATATATTCATTATCTTCTGTGTCAGCGTTGGGGTTTCTATGTTTTACAAGTGGAACTGCACTTACGAATATACTATCTGTATCTGTATAAATTACATATTTTTCTTTATCACTAAGTTCTTTGTTATAATAATAGTTAGCCATTTGTTGTGTATATTTAATCAATTCTTGACCACAAGTTGTCACTGCCGCGGCGTTGTCTAAATCAAAGAATCTGAATACTGGAAGACCTAATGCTCCGTACAAACTATTCAACATAATCTTTTGAACATGCTGTCGTTTATCAAAAAATGTATGTTTCTGTTTATCACCATCTTCAGCATATTTTTTTGCTAACTTTTTGAACTCAACTCTTTCATCAAACCATTTTTCTAGGATAGATGGTATCAATCCAGGTCTATCATTTTTGTAAAGGATTCCGTTAGTAGAGAGTGTAACTTTGTTTGAAGCTAACATACTGCCTAACTCAGCCTCGTTAAAAGTACCTTTTATCTTACCTTCTACTTCTAACGAATATGTTTTGTTTGTTCTCTTTAAAAACTCTTTTACATCCCATCCTAACAATTTACCTATTTTCATTTCAGGTGATATGTTCAAAGTCATAATAATTGACGGATACATTGATGTTAAATCTAAATCATACACCCAAGCGTGTCTACCAGGAACAGGTTCCATTACATAAGCACCAGTAAACTTTTCCTCACCATCCATCAGTTCTTTAGCTCTTAAATTCTTATTAGGTGCTACTACATTTATCTTTTTCAGATAAGTTAATAGAGCTCCTTCAAGATAACGACTGCTGAAATATACATCTTCGTATGGTGTATGTCCAACATGTGAGATGCCTATAGCTAAATTAATAAGACCGAACTTGTCATCAAGTGCTTTTACTATCTTAACATCATTCAAATTATATTCAATGAACTTGTTGATGTCAGTTTCATACAAATCATTAAGTGTTCCTTCATATTCAATCTTACTAAGTCCAACCTCAAATTGTCCTATGAAATCTAACCTATATGATGATTGTTGTGTGTATGTGAACTTCTTATATAATGCTAAATAATCTAAACAAGATACACCCGCTATCTTATATCTATTCTTATGTTCTGAATAGAACACCTCTCCAATTGGTGAAAGTGCGTTAGCAAAACTCTCACCCATTACTCTACGAGTTCTGTTATATAAATAAGGAATATCAAATCCATCTATATTCCAACCACTCAATATTGTAGGATTGATTTCAAGATATTTCTGATAAAATCTCTGTAGTAATTCTTCTTCTGACCGAAATGATTCTATCACATCTGTATTCTTTACATCACCCAAAACAAAACAATGATATTTATCTATTGTCTTATCATATAATGCTATAGCAGTTATCTTATTACGAGCTTCTTTTGGGTCTGGAAATCCTTTTGTGACCTCAACTTCAATATCAAAATAAACTTCACGATGACTTTCTGACATTTCATCAGAATCACCATACATATCTACTAATACACGAGTTTCAATTGGAACATCACTTTCAAACACTTTACCATTCTGTATATCATCACCTGTCCAAAAGTTTACCTTTTTTAACTTATCACCATATAATGAACGATGTTGACCAGTTTGAGATTTTAAATATGCATATGGTTTATATTGAAATTTTGAATAACCTGTTTTGTCATCCCAAAGATGTACTTCACTATTTGTCTTTGTTCTTTTTACATATATGTTTTGGTACATTTATTTTCGGTTTTTCCGTTTATCAAACTTTGGAGTCATCTTTCTTGACTTTTCTGTAATCATTATTTTGTATATTTTGAGATGACCACATTCCTCACACCAAATTGGAGTGCATAAACTTCCATAAACTCTTTCGTGATCTTCACAATATTTTTTAGCGCGTTCTCTGTCTATTTTATTTTTTTTATGCAGAGATGGATATCTTACTTCGTGTTTACTTAACTCCCAACTACATGTGTTACAATATTTTTTATTCATATGATAATATACAACCTTTTTGTGTTATGAAACAAGTATTATCTTGCTTTACATCTCCATTTTTCTGATTCAAATACTCGTTCTCTTAAATCTGATGATGACCAATCGTGGCTTCTGTGGTGCCAGTATATCGTGATTGGTAAGTCATCTCCTGTGAAACCACTATTACTTTGTTTCCAATCACTTCCGATGATTCGTATATTTGGTTTAATTTCTTTAAGTAATTCATACAAATCATCTTCTGTATCATATACAATCACCTCATCTATATATCGTATCGCCTTTAACATTTCCAATCGTTCACGAACTGATTGAACTGGGTGATGTTTTACATCTGGTCTGTCTATTGTTGGATCCGATTGTAATCCTACTATGAGATAACCACATTGATGTTTAGCATCTTCAAACATAACCATATGTCCTGGATGAACCAAATCAAATGCTCCACAAGTGAAACCTACTATTCGTTTATATCCCATCTTATCTCCTATTTAGCAAAATATTGTAATTTATTTAATTTGCTTAATCTTTCCTTTGTCTTTAATTCTGGAAAGGTTTTTTCCAACCATTGAACTGATTGTGTAAATGATGTTCCAAGAACTTCATTTACTACCAATATCACATCTAAAATATTTATAACACCATCTTGATTCATATCTGATGTTATTGATTGTTCTTCAGTTGGTTCTTCATTACCCAATATAAAACCTACAATGACAACAATATCAAGAACATTTATCACACCATCAAAGTTAGAATCACCATATAAATCTGGAATAAATTCTGTTTCAGGTTCACCTATATAATCAAAGAACCAAGATAATCTTGGATATATTCGAGAGTACACGCCCGGGTACTGAGCTTCAGCTCAACCATATCCCCAGCTAACTATACCAATAAGTTCATACTCCCCATCACCATTTGTCATAATCAATGGACCACCACTATCTCCTTGACAAGAATCTTCACCACCGTTACCATCACCTGCGCAAACCATATTGTTTGTTATATCTGAATTAGAATAGTTACCACAACCATCGTCAATTGGAACATCTACTTCAAGTAATACATTAGAACTACCACCACCAGATGATGTCGCACCCCAACCCATTGTTGTTGACATTACAGGTTCTTCATCGTGTGAATCATCTGTAACTAATTGTATTGGTTCAAAGTTTGTAACAGGTGATGATAAGTGTAGTATAGCATAATCATTATCTAATGACCAACCACTATATTGTGGATGAACTATAATGTCATCTACATTTCTTGTTATAGCTCCTGTTGTTGAATTAACATTATGTAATCCAATCTTAACTTGAAGATTATTTTCTGAAACTCCTTCTACACAATGAGCGGCTGTGATTACCCAATCTTCTCTAACAAGTGAACCACCACACCAATGACCACCACTATATCGAAGTGAAACCATAAATTCATATTTACAATTTGGACATGCTGGGTCTACTTCTTCACCACCAACTATAAATGGTTCTGGTAAATCACCAGGATTTATTGTTAGTGCTTCTGATGATATTGTTGTTAAATTATTTTCTGTACTTACTGGATTTGTATTATCCGTACAAGAAAATAAAAATAATAATATAAATAATAATCTAATTATTTTTCTTCTCCATTTGTTAGCCAGGATGATGATTGAATTTTACCACCACCGATTCCCCATAACATTTCAACACCAAGTTCTTTACATACAGGAATTTCTGGAATATTTTCTTTTGTTCTATCGCCACCATTAGCAAAGTATAATTTATATTCATTCTCACCAGTAGGATTTGTATCTAAATAATCATAGTTAAATCCATCACCACTATAAATAGTTCTAACTTGTTTAAGTAAACCACAAGCAGTATCATCTGAATCATCAAAAGCTAGTACTTGATTTATATATTTAAACCCTTCAAGTATTTCTTTTCTCTCTTTAAACTCCATAAATGGTTTACCTTTTTTTCGTGTTAACCATTCATCTGAATTTAATCCTACTACTACTTGATGTCCTAGCCAAGATGCTTCTCTGAACATTCTTAAATGTCCTTTATGAACTGGATCAAATCCACCACTTAATATGATAACAGATTTTCTCCAATCTTTATTCCAAGTTGTATTTTTCATTAAACCCCCGCTTCCTGTGTTTCCTCTACCAATTCACCAAAATCAATTTCACAATGGTCATTGTTACAGAACTTTTCAACTTCTGCTTCGTTCCCTTTGACTTGTCTGAATGATAAGAAACTTAATTCTTTTACCATCTTATCATATTTTTTATTTGTGATTTCTTCGTATGGCATTTGTTTGTATGCACCCAATTCCATTTTAGGTAAGAATGATATACCTTTCATCTGATATTGGAAATAGTTAAGTGCTGATGCTATCTGATGTCCTTCTGTATCAGGGTCAAATGTTACAGTACAACTTACTTGGTTATCTGCCCAATACTTTTGCATGAATGCTGCTAAACTCATTTGTTCCCACATTGATACATCGTTAATTGTTCTTACACCTTCACCCACATCAACCGGTACATCTACGACTACTGTTGAATCTTCACTACCGAAAGCTGGTTCTATGTTGTAACCTGCTTTTTGTAATGGTTTGATTAATGGTGAATTAATTGATAATCTTATTCGTCTGATATAGAAACGTGATTCAGGATAGTGTAATCCTGGTGTTGCTCCTGCTAATAGAGATACAGTTCCACTTGGTTTAACTGATGTAGTTTTGATTGAACGAGGAACTGCTAACCAATCTGAATACATTTTATCATAATCTTGAATTGCATCATATCCACTTTCTAACCATTCTCTTAATTGATGTAATCCTTTGTCTGTAATGAATTGAGCCACACCACTTACTGATGTTCCAATTCTTCTATTTCGTAACATCACTCTATTTGTTTCAGACCAATGTGTTTTTCCAAGTGTTACTGTTTTAGCATATAGATATGCGTATTTCAATGTCTTGATATAATCTTCTAAACTCTCGTGATTGTTTGGAAATGTTTCTACCAAGCAACACAACTCATAAGATTCAAGTGATTGTTCAAGACAGGGATTACCACCAGCAACTCTGTGATCTTTATTATCCCCACCATTTTTCATACGAGAATATTCTCTCATATTATCTAACCACGCGAAACCAGGTTCACCATTATCATTTATTCGTTCAGCCGTTTCTGTATAATCCATACCCAACTCAGCAAATATAGAATTGTTTGATGTCCAACCATATGTTTCTCTATGTGGGTTCTTTTTATAATTCTTTAAATTGATGTATTCTTCTGATGTTGAATCACCAAATACTATTTCAGCAGTTCGTCTTACATTACCAGCTACAACACACTTACCGATTAGATTCATAATGTCAACGATTGTAGTTATTGAAATTGGTTCACCTACATTCTTATCTAATGTTTCTCTAACGGTATTATGGACTTCTTCTAATGGTTCGTAACCACTTGACACACCACCGAATCCTTTGATTGGTGCTCCCTTTTCTCTAATCTGTGTGTAATCAAACTCAACTGGAGTTATACCAAGAAAATATGAATCTAATAATCTTCGTACTGATTCAACCCATCCTTCACGAGTATCTGGTACTACATATGTTTCTATACCTCTATCAGTTTTGGGTCCTCTTATAACAAACGATTCTGCACCCTTTGTATCAAAACCAACACCAACACCAACCATACTTGCATCCATTAAGAATGTAAATGGTTTAGATAAATCATCTTTCAGATTTTGTGTTGATACGAATGCACAATTGTTGAGGGCGGCGTACAAACCTCGTTCTTCGGTTATTGATGTTCCCATAGCCCAAAGTCCTCGGCCGGGTGGTAAGAATTTCATATTGAAAATTCGGTCATACATCTCCTGTGCTGACCTTTGTGCTTGCCACGCGTTCCACCCTAAATCATATCTCTCAATATGTTTCTTTTGCATGTTGTAAGTTCCCTCTACAACACGCTTAACAGTTTCCCACCACATTTCGTTTTTTCCATCA